GAGAATGCTAATGTTACTGTAACAGCTTTACCTATGACAGCTGCACTTGGTACAGCAGTTGCAGATGCTAATAGTTTAATAGATGTAACTGGTCAGATAATGACTATGCAGGAAGGTACTGCAACAGCACCAGATTCATTAGCTATATTAACAGGAATTGAAATGACTATGTCATTAAATAGTGTTAAAAATGTAGTATGGACTGAAGTTAATACAGGAGGTGCTCCTATTGATCCTCCAGGTTGGAAAGAAGTGGCTTGATTTATGGTAACAATATAATTATAATTAGGGATTTAGGAATTTAAAATATGGCTAACGATACTTCAGCAAGTTTAAAATTAACAGTTCAAACAACCGGTGAAAATTCTGGAACTTGGGGACAGATTACAAACACTAATTTATTGATTCTAGAGCAAGCTATTGGTGGATCTGCTGCAGTCGGAATTACTTCAGGTGCTACTTTAACTTTTGCAGACGGTGCTTTATCAAATGGTAAAAACCAGGTTTTAAGATTAACAGGAACTATAGCAGGAAATGTTAATGTAATAATTCCAGAAGAGAGTGGTTCAGGAACAGCTCCAAAAAAAACATATCTTGTAGAAAATGCTACTACAGGAGCACACACTGTAACTCTTAAAACAGCTTCTGGAACAGGTCCAACTTGGGCTACTACAGACAAAGGATATAAAATTGTGTATTCAGATGGAACTAATGTTGTAGATATCACAGCAGATTTAGGTGATATATCTTCTGGCGCTATTAATGCTACTGGACATGTTATTCCTGGTGCTAATGATACTTACGATTTAGGTACTACAACTGCTGTTTGGAGAAACTTATACACTGGGGATTTACATTTATCAAACCAAGCTAAGAATCAAGGCAACATTGTAGATGGGACCAAAGGAAATTGGACTTTACAAGAAGGAAAAGATGATATATTCATGATAAATAATATATCTGGAGAAAAATTTAAAATTAATTTATCCAAGGTAAAAGGAGATTCATAATGGGTGTTATTTCATGTGGAACAACAATGCTCGATCAAGGAGTTTTTCAAAACATAGGAGCGGTTACTTGGGATACAACAGCTAAAACATCAAATTTTACAGGTGTTTCAGGAAATGGATATTTTGTAAATACTACAAGTGGAGCAGTTACAGTAACACTTCCAAGTTCACCTTCTGCAGGTAATATCGTAGGTATTAAAGATTACGCAAATACAGCTGACACAAACAATATTACAATTGGTAGAAACGGATCTAATATTCAAGGCACAGCTGATGATTTTAAAATTAAAGCAGAAGGAGGATCTGCCGTATTACTTTATGTAGATGGAACACAAGGATGGAAAGTAATATCTGAATCTACAGCAAGTGCTATTACTAATCAAGAATTTACAGTGGCTACCGGTGGAACCATTACAACCTCTGGAGATTTTAAAATTCATACTTTTACAGGACCAGGTACTTTTTCTGTTTCATCAGTAGGTAATGCTCCTGGTGGTGGGGATAAAGTTTCTTATGCAGTTGTTGCTGGGGGTGGTGGCTCAGGAAGAGCATGTGCTGGTGGCGGTGGAGGAGCCGGAGGTTATAGAGAAGGAAAAGATTCACCCAAAGATTCATACACAGCTTCACCAATAGTTGCACCCGCTGGACTCACAGTTTCAGCTTCACCGGGTTCTTATCCAATTACGGTAGGCGGTGGTGGTGCAGTTCCAGGTTCCGGTGCTAGTTCTGGTTCTAATGGAAGCCCTTCAACATTTTCAAGTATAACATCAGCTGGCGGAGGATTTGGTCATGGTCCTAGTAATGGAGGTCCAGGAGGTTCCGGTGGAGGTGGCGGAGGTCAGCCTTCTAGATCAGGAGGAACAGGTAATCAACCTCCAGTTAGTCCAGCTCAAGGAACTAATGGTGGTACAGGATTTTGGACAGGCGGTTCATTTGGTGAAAAAGGTGGCGGTGGCGGTGGAGCTACAGATGCAGGTACTTCTGCAGGACCAGGACCAGGCGGTACAGCACCTGGAGGAGACGGAGCAACAAGTTCAATTGATGGATCATCAACTACAAGAGCTGGTGGCGGTGGTGGCGGTAACGCAGGAGCTACTCCAGCAGCAAGTTCAGGTGGACCAGGTGGAGGTGGCCCTGGAGGATGTTCTAGTCCAGGTACAGCTGGAACAGCTAATACTGGTGGAGGTGGAGGTGGATCTGGTAGTAACAGTTCATCTGCTGCTGCAGGTGGTAGTGGAGTAGTTATTATAAGGTACAAATTTCAATAGAGGTTAATTATGGCACATTTTGCAAAAATAGGAGCTAACAATAAAGTCATTAGAGTATTAACGCTTGATGACAAAGATATGAAAAATGCTGATAATGTTGGGGATGAATCAGTAGGTCAACAATATTTAGAGCTACATAATAATTGGCCGGCAGAAATGTGGGTTCAAACTTCATACAATACACATTGCAATCAACATAGTAATGGTGGAACTGCATTTAGAGGAAACTATGCAGGTATAGGTTATGAATGGGATGAAGATAATCAAATCTTTTGGCCTAAAAAACCTTACGCATCTTGGATAAAACATTTAGAATCAGCTTCTTGGAAATCACCGATCGGTGATGCTCCAGCATTAACAGCCGAACAAACTTCACAAAACGAAGCAAACACCCATATGTGGTCTTACGTTTGGAATGAAGATAATACAACTTGGGATTTGACAGACTCTAAACCATAATTTATATATAGTGGTGGTATGCAAAAGAAAGTATTAACAGAGCAAGCACTGTATTATGGTGATGTCAAAATGCCTAAAGATTGGGACATTGACCGAGATAAATTATCCGACGACATTTTACAATCAGTAATTCAAAATAAAGATTTTTTATTTTCAAGAACTTGGGATATGTTGAATACATACATTAGTGAACATATTAATCTTGAATATAGTATCAATTTAATCAACAAAGAAACGTGGGGAGATATTTATAAACCTGCGGAAACAACTATTCCATTACTCAATATTGATCCGGTAAATTTACGTAACTCTCCAGACTTTACATTATTATATGGTGTCAGAGTTAAAGATTGTATGGTTAGAATACATTATGAAGATAACAGACGTAAAGGAAGAAGCTGGGACATACCACTGACTAATAATAAATTTATAATGTTTCCCTCAACCAATATGTATTATTTAACCAATAATCAAAAAGATTCATTAAACTTTGTACAAACAATAACCTATGAATATATATAAAAATTTTTTATCTAAAAACGAATTTAAAGAATTAGAAGATAGAGTCATGGGTGATAATATGCCTTGGTATTTTAATGATTCTGTAGTTTTAAAAAAAGATGATTATTTTCAATTAGTCTACGTTTTTGTTAAACCTGGTGGAGAAATAAACTGTGAAGACTTTATAATGGATCTTTTAAAACCTTTTGTAAAAAAATTAAATATAAAAAAATTTTTTAAAGTAAAAGCAAACCTTTTAACTAGAACTAATAAAATAATAGAACACGGTATGCACATAGATGACGACAGACACACCAGAGGAAAAACTGGAATTTTTTATTTAAACACTTGTGACGGTTACACTAAATTAGAAGATGGCACAAAAATAAAAAGTGAAAAAAATAAATATGTAGAATTTGATTGTAATATTAAACATACAGGTTCGTCTTGCACGAATCAAAAAAGGAGAGTTGTAATTAACTTAAACTATTAATGAACATATCTAATTATTACTGGTATTTTACGGGTGTGCTTACACCAAAGTTTTGTGATGATGTAATAGCTTATGCTAATCAACAAAAAGAAGTAATGGCTAGAACAGGTAGTTATGGAGATAGAAAATTAAATAAACAAGAAGTATTAGATTTAAAAAGAAAAAGAAACTCTGATCTAGTGTGGCTTAGTGATACTTGGATATATAAAGAATTACATCCATATGTACATAAAGCAAATGAAATGGCTGGTTGGAATTTTGATTGGGAAAGAAGTGAGTCTTGTCAGTTTACAAAATATAAACACAACCAATATTATGATTGGCATTGTGACAGTTGGGACAAACCTTATGAAAAAGCAGGACCTGATAATGGTAAAATTCGAAAACTATCTATGACTTGTCAATTAACAGATGGTTCAGAATATGAAGGTGGTGAATTAGAATTTGATTTTAGAAACTATGACCCACATATGCGAGATGAATCGAAGCATAGAATACAATGCAAAGAGATATTACCAAAAGGTTCTATTATTGTATTTCCTTCTTTTGTCTGGCATAGAGTTAAACCAGTAACATCAGGTACAAGATACAGTCTTGTAGTATGGCATTTAGGGAGGCCTTTCAAATAATGTATATAAGTAATTATTTTAACACAACTATTTGGTCAGAACAAAAACCAGAATTTTTAAAGTCATTAAACAAAGCATCTAATAAATATATTAAAGAAGCAAGGGACAGAAACAAAACACACATAAAAAAACATGGTGATTTTGGATTATCACATCACTCAACACCATTAACACATGATAATGATTTCTTAGATTTTAGAAATTACATTGGTCAAAAGTCTTGGGAATATTTAGATCATCAAGGTTATGATATGCAACAATACACAACTATGTTTAGTGAGCTGTGGGTACAAGAGTTTGCTAAAAAAGGTGGTGGTCATCACTCTGCACATATACATTGGAATCAACACGTATCAGGATTTTATTTTTTAAAGTGCAGCGATAAAACATCATACCCAATTTTTCACGAACCAAGAACTGGGGCAAGAGCTACAAAATTAAAAATGAAACCAGATCAAAAAGGTGTATGGCCAGGTGAAGAACTTATAAACTTTAAACCTATACCAGGTACATTAATTATATTTCCAGGATTTTTAGAACACGAATATGCAGTCGATTACGGCATAGAACCATTTAGATTTATACATTGGAATATACAAGCGATACCAAAAGAAATGGCTAAAAATGTTTAAGATAAAGAAAAATACTATAAGTAAAAAAAAATTAAACAATTTTATTAACAGAATATCAAATAGTTATTTTCCTTGGTATTTACAAGATGAAATAAATGAGTTTGATAAATCTGGTTATGGATATTTTACACATTCTTTATTTTTAAATAATAAAATAAATAGTTCTTTTTATGAATTAATTATGCCAGATATAATCAAAAGTCTTAATATTAAATCTTTACTTAGAGCAAGATTAAATTTGTATCCTAAAACATCTAAAACTATTAAACACGCTTATCATGTTGATTATGAATTTAAACATACATCTGCTGTTTATTTTATAAATACTAATAATGGGTTTTTGTTTTTTAAAAATCCGTCAAAAAAAGTTAAACCTGAAGCTAACAAATGTGTAATTTTTGATGGTGCACATTTTCACTCTAGTTCATCTTGTACTGACAAAACTAATAGAATTACTTTAAATATAAACTATGAGCTTTAAAAAAAATAAATATACAGTTATTCGTAAAGCAATATCAAAAGACCTGGCGGCTTTTATTGCAAACTATTTTAGTATGCAAAAACAAGTATACGATACTTGTAGAGCACAAAGATATATTTCTCCATTCGAAAATATTATAGGTCAATATGAAGACGCTAATGAACAAATACCAAATACCTATAGTCAGTATTCTAATATTGCTATGGAAACTTTATTGTTAAAATGCCAACCTAAAATGGAAGAAGTAACAGGATTAAAGTTATACCCTGCATACACTTATGCAAGAATATATAAAAAAGGTGATGAACTTAAAAGACACAAAGATAGGTTTAGTTGTGAAATATCTACTACTATGAATCTTGGTGGTGATCCTTGGCCAATATATTTAGAGCCATCTGGTAAGGAAGGTAAAAAAGGAATTAAAGTAGACTTAAAACAGGGAGACATGTTAGTTTATTCTGGCTGTGAACTAGAACATTGGAGAAATAAATTTAAAGGTAAGGAATGTGTTCAAGTTTTTTTGCATTACAACAACCGTAAAACACCTGGGTCTAAAGAAAATATGTTCGATAAAAGACCACATTTAGGACTTCCATCTTGGTTTAAAAGGTAGTATATTATAAAAGAGGCAGTGGACACCACCACATACCACCCACTGTCTCTTTTATAATATTTGAATAACTATGTTACAGAAACTTAATTTTAAACCTGGTTTTGATAAAATGGTAACTGAATCTGGTGCAGAATCACAATGGATAGACGGTGATTTTGTAAGATTTAGATATGGACTACCTGAAAAAATAGGGGGTTGGTCACAACTTACTAATTCTAATAACACATTACCAGGTGTAGCAAGAGCACAACACGCGTTTGCTGCTATAAATGGTGAAAAATATGTAGCCATAGGAACGTCACAAGGTTTGTTTTTATATTATGCAGGTGAGTTTTTTGATATTTCTCCTTTAGATGATGGTATTACAGGAGCTACCTTTAATGCAACATCCGGTTCTGCTACAGTTACAGTAAATAAAACATCACATGGTTTATTAGCTGGAAGATACATAACTTTTTCATCAGTTACTGTTCCAACAGGATCCGGTTACTCACCAACTGATTTTACAGGAAATACATTTGAAATACAAACTACAAATTTAGGGTCAAATAGTTTTGAAATTATTATGCCGTCTAACTCAGCTGGAAGTACGTCTGGAACTGGTTCAGCACAAATTGATCCATATGAAATAGTAGGTCCAACGTTTCAAACTGCTGGATTAGGTTGGGGAACATCTACTTGGGGATCAGGCACATGGGGAACTGCTAGTACAACTAGTTCTGTAATATTGGATCCAGGTTTATGGTCATTAGATAATTTTGGTCAAATACTTGTCGCAACCATTCACAACGGTAAAACATTTACATGGAACGCAGGAGTAACAAATCCTAGAACAAACAGAGCAACTATTATGTCTGGTGCTCCTACTAAATCAAGATTAACTCAAGTATCAGATAGGGATAGACATGTGTTTCATTTTGGAACAGAAACAACAATCGGTAGTTCAACAACTCAAGATCCAATGTTTATTAGATTTTCTGATCAAGAAAATTTTAATGTATACCAACCAACAGCAATTAACACTGCTGGAACATTTAGATTAGATAAGGGTAATGAGATTATTGGGGCTGTATCGGGTAAAGATTATACTTTAGTGTTAACTGATACATCAGCGTATGCAATTCAATATGTTGGACCACCGTTTACATTTAGTGTTAGACAAGTAGGTACAAATTGTGGATTGATTGGACAAAACGCATTAAGTTATTCTAATGGTATTGTTTTTTGGATGTCAGGTGAAGGTGGATTTTTTATGTTTGATGGTACTGTAAAATCTATTCCTTGTGAAGTTGAAGATTTTGTATTTAGCACAACAGGAAATAATTTAGGAATTAATCAAACTTCAAGTCAATTAGTTTATGCAGAACACAATACTTTATATAATGAAATTAATTGGTTTTATGCTAAATTTGGATCTCAACAAATTGACAGATGTGTTACCTATAATTACGCAGAAAATGTTTGGACTACTTCTTCATTAGCTAGAACTAGTTATATAGATCAAGGACTTTTTGA